CAGCCGAACAGGGACCACCGGCCGCGCTGATCCCAAGCGGAGATCCGTTCACGTTCCGCCACGGGCAGCCGTCACTGTTCCTGCAAGACCTGCTGCGCGCTCAGGTCGATCAGGTGCCGACGTTCACCGGCAACGACACGGCCGCGTACTGCCGGAACCTCGCCGGGGCGGGTGAGGCGCGGCTCAAGGCTGACCAGACGTTCGATGACGCCGCACCGCACACACTCCCGATTGGTGATTCGCTCGGGACGCAGCTAGCGAACCGGTTCGTGATGACGTGGGGCAACCTGAACTGCACGGCGCTGACCGGCCTCACTGATCCGATCACGGTCATCATCGGCCCGGACGGCGTTGCGGCCACGTCCGCGACGTACGCTTAGCCACTAGTGGATACGGCAGGTGACGTTTGCAGCAAATGCCGCAGCAAGACGGACGCGGCATACAGCTTTGCGTTTGACGCGGTGCTGTGCGTCACCTGCCGAATCCTCCGCTCAGAGCAGGCGCTACACACCCCCTGGAAGGACACCACGCATGACACCCAAGCAGGTAATCAGGATCATGAGGGCAGCGCAGGGCATAGCGATGACGGATGAGCTGCACGACGCGCTTGACGCCATGATCGAGGAGTGTGAGGCGATCGAACGGGAAGACGGTCTGACCGACCGCATCGACGCGTTCGCCGCACAGACGCTCAAGGCGGTCACAGCGCCGCCCACCCCGGAGCCGTCGCCGGTACAGGCAGAGGCGGAGCGCCTTGAGGCGCGACGGCAAGGCGACGAGTGGGCACGGCAGCGGTTCGCGGAAGCGGTGGGCATCGAGCTACAGCAGCCCGCTATGGACGCGGGGCAGCCGCCCGACAAGCAACAGCCGTACGAGGAGATCGGACACCACCGCAAGATGGCTGAGGCTAAGGCCGGTCAGCGCGTGGAGTCGGAGCGCACCGTCAAAGGTATGACGGTGGCGATCAACTTCGGTGACGACACCGGCCTGGCCGTGGCGTTTGAGAAGTGGGCGCTCAGCGGCGAGATGAACCGGGCGCTTGACGTCTGGCTGGGCCGGACGCCCACGGGCACCGAGTGGCCCAACCGGTCCGAACGCTGGGCCAGCGGCGTTGAACAGCACGGCACTGGCCCGTCCACCATTCCGTTCGCGAACCTGCCATCAGAGCAGGCCACCACCGACACCAACCCTGACATGCGGCCCGTGCCCGACAAGCACGAGTTTGAGCCCGGCGAGATCGACAAGGCGTTCTGCGGCGTCCCCAACTGCGACAAGCCAAAGCCGCACAGCATCCATCTGTAGCTGCGGTATGGCACACTGGCCGTGGGCGGCAACGCCTGCTTGCCTGGCCGTAAGGTGCGCTCCTGGCGGCCGGGCAAGTCCACCACACGGCGGAAGGTGCCAGCGTGTCGTTTCAACTGGACTCATACCAGAACGCAGATTACGTCGCCTTGCGCGAAGCTGTCCGCACCCAACTCGTGAAGTTCTGGGGTTGGGTGCGCTGGCTTGTCTGGGGCAGGGCGTACGTCCGCCGCAGCATCGCCCGGCTGGAAGTCGCCACGGCACTCGCCTACGCCAAGCGCGATCAGCGGCGGCGCAGGAACGGCGGCCACTGATGCGCGCCGCATACTTCATCGAGGCGTACACCGACTGGGAATGCCCCAACTGCGGCCTCACCGAGCGCACCCCGGCGATGCCCGCAAACGAGTGCCGGTTCCACACGTGCCCGCGCCTCCACCAGCTCACCGCACCCCTCGTCCGCGCCGGAACAGACTGCAAGGTCACCGCCGTTGAACGTGCCGACTACCTCAACGGTGAGGAGCAGCGCACCGGGGATGACGGCAGGCCGTACATGAGCGTGGTCACCGAGCACGCTGACGGGTCGAACGATCTAGCAGCGTTTGCGGCACCTGCCGTGCTGCACATAGGGAGGTAGCAATGGCCTGGTCTGCAAGCGCCGTGTTCGCTGCGGCGGTCCTCAACCCGATGACGCGGGCGATCAACGCCGCGACAGCGCCAACTGGTTACGCCAGCTTGACGGCGGACTCTGTGAAGGCGGCGCTGTTCAACAACAGCATCACGCCGGACAAGTCGGTCAGCGGCACTCTGTCCGGTTACAACGCATCCACCTCACAGTGGGTTGTCGCCAACGAGGTCATCGACACTCTCAATACGAACTGGGTCGCTGGCGGTGTCGCGCTGGCGTCCAAGGCGTACGCGCTCGGCACGGGCACCCCGCCTAACACGGTCGCATTCTTCTCCGCCGCGAACACGGCCGGTGCGGGCAACCTGACGATCACCAACGCGTTCGGCTGCCTCGTCTACGACGCCACGATTACCTCGCCCAACGCGCAGGGCATGTGCTTCAACTACTTCGGCGGCGCGCAGACCGTCACCAACGGCACATTCACGATCGTGTGGGACGCTACTGGCGTCTTCAAGTTCACGACCTGATCGGCGGCTGACTCATGGGTAACCAGGTTTGGAGTTCGCCGGTTCAGCCGATGGCCCCCGGCGCGGGCACAGCCGTCACAGGTGGCACCACGCTGACAGCAGCGACACCGCCACCTCCGCCGTTCATCCCGGCCGGATGGTTGCAGTCCGGGTCTGAGATCGTGGTCGTTGCGGACCTTGAGCAAACGTCCACATCCGCCACGCCTACCTGCACGCTCAGCATGGCGATCGGTGCGGTCGGCGGTCTCATCGGCTCGGCGGCATTGTGGCCGTCCAACGCGGTCACAATGGCCATCGCCACAGGCGCACCGATCAAATTCCGCTGGCGCGGTACTGTCCGCACGCTCAGTGCGACGGCTGGCGTGATTCAGGGAACCGGCGAATTGCTGTACCCGACCAGCCTCACCGCCTGGTCGCCATCCCCGGTACCGCCCACACTGGCAGGCCGCACGATCAGCACGATCAACACGAGCCAGGCGCTTCAGCTCGACGTTGGTGTCACCCTGTCGTCCACAACCGGCACACCGTCTGTGACCTGCACCGGTTTCTACGCTGAGGTGCTGGGCTAGTCCACGGGAGGTTGTCGAGCTTTAGGGAGGCGTAGATGGCCGTTGCCTTCGACGCCGCTGGTGGCCCGGCAACCGCAGGCACTACCTCGCCGGTTACGTGGACGCATACCGGCGTCGGCAGCGGTCTTGCGGTCCTCGCGTCGATCTGTCTCGATGAGGCAACCACCGCGACGACGGTGAGCTGTACGTACGGCGGCGCGGCGATGACGCTGCTGTCTGCGGTTCCCTCGAACAACGGCAACAACGGGTACCTGTATACGTTCGGCATCGTCAACCAGCCGTCCGGGGCGCAGACTGTATCGTTCGCGTTCGCCGGGACGACAACGGACACGCGGACTGGCGGGTCGGTGTCGTTCACCGGGGCGGACACCAACTCGGTCAGCGCCGCGTTCCTCGTCGCCGCGAACGCGTTCGGCAGCTCCACATCCGCGACTGTGACTGTGGGCGCACCCGTCGCGCATCAGATTTACGTGGCGTCGGCTTACGGGGCGAGCACAGCCGGGTCGGTCGTGAACCTGACTGGCCGGGTCAGCCAGGCCAACACCAGCCTCGGTTTGTGCGGGACGCTCGGCATCGGCACGGTGACCGGGACAGGCAGCCCGGCCGCATCCGGCTGGACTATCAGCACAAACCCGTGGGCTGCGACCGGGATTGTCGTGCAGGCTGCGGGCGCGGCTGAGCCAGCGTCACCGCCGCGCGTCCCGCCGGGCAAGATGTCGCCTATGGCGTGGCGGTTGCACGCGCCGTATCCCGCGCCAACACCGCCGGTACCGCAGTTCACCCCGGTCGGCACTATCGTCCACACCACCACCACGTCCCTTTCGGTGTCGCCGGTCAACATCGGTGACCTGTTCCTCGTTGAAGTCATCTACGAGGGCACAGACGTAACCCCAACCGGGATGAGCGGCGGCGGCTGTACGTGGGCGCAGCTAGGCACGATCTTCACCGGCACGAACAAGCTGTTCCAAGGGGTTGTCTACGCCGGGACTGTCACCGCGACTGGCGCGGCCACAGCCACCCTGAATTTCAGCGGTGCCCCCACGGCCGCCATCCGCTGCACGGGTGAGGAGTTCACCAGCGTCACGGGCGGGTGGACGTTCGACGTACAGGGCCATATCGACACCACCGCGTCTAACGGCTCATTCGCAAGCCTGGCCCCGGCCACGGCGGGTGAGTTGTACTTCGGGTGCGCGTGGAACAGCGGCGCTACCGCCGTCGCCGGCACGACGCCGGGATACACGTACGCCATTGATGGCAACAGCAACGGATGCTGCTACAACGTGAACTGCACCTCCGCAACGCAAACTCCGGTGTGGGCGGACACCACTGAGTCGTTCGGCGTCATGGTGCTCCTGTCGAGCGCGCCGCCGAACGCAGCCGTGGCGAACGCTCAGCCCGCAGTGGTTGCGGCGTCGGCGGCTGCCCCTTCAGCGGCGGTCAACAGCACAGCGGCGGTCGCTACGGTCGCGGCGGCGGCTACGGCTGCGGTCAGTACGGTAACTGCGAACAGTGCATCCGCTGAGGTCGCGGCGTCAGGGCCGCCTACCGGCGACCTGGTGTTTGACGCGGTGCCTGGCCTTGCGGTGCCTGGCCTGAGCGCGCCCGGCCAGCCGGTTGTCATTGGTCCTCTGCTGACGGCGGTGACCGCTACCGCCGGCGCGGCAGTGGTAGCGGCTGGAGCTCCGGGCGCAACGGTCACCATAGTCAATGGGGCTAATGCGCCGGCTCAGGTCGCGACGGTGGGTGCTGTCGCACCGGGCGCGACCAGCGCTCATACTGCTACGGCGGTCGCGGCGGCGGTGTCTGCGGTCGCACCGCCGCCTACCGTCATCGTGACGGCAACGGCCGGGGTGGCTACGGTTGCGGCTGGTCTGACGGCGGCAACCACGACGCATACCGCAACGGCCGGGGTGGGCAATGTGCTCGCGGCGGCTGTCCCGATGGCGGTCCAGTCTGTGATCGCTGCTGGTGTTGCTGTGGCGGGCTCTGCGGTGACCAGCCCAACTGATGCTGTGACGGCCAACGCTGTCGCGGCGATCGTCAGTGCGGTCGCTAACCAGCCCACGGTCACGGTGAGTGGCAGTGCGAATGCGAACGCTCAGGTGGCGACGGTCGCGGCTGTGGCGGTTGCGCCATCAGTGATCTCAACGGCGACGGCCGGGGTCGCGGCGGTTACGGCAGCCGCGACGGCACCCGGCGCGGTCGTGTCTGTGAACTCGGCTGTGGCGATGGTTGCGGCTCAGGTGGTGAACGCGGCCTCGACCCACACTGCTACGTCTGGCGTCGGCATCGTCGCGGCGTCGGCATCGGCTGCTGTGGGGCTGTCAGCGTTCACTGCCGGGGCGGCTGCGGTGTCCTCGACGGGGCTTGTCACCACTGACCAGGTGACCGTCAACAGCACCCCTGCTATCGTCGCGGCGGTCGCTAACCAGCCGGTCGTGAACACGAGCGGGAGCACAAACGCGCCGGCTCAGGTAGCGGCGGTCGGCGCGGTCGCTAATGCCCCATCGTTCATCTCAACGGGCACGATCGGCGTGGCTACCGTCTCTGCGGTGGCAAACAGCCCGTCTCCGGGCGTTGCAGCCCTCCCCGCAGCCGCTCTATCAAGCGCGGCCTCCAATGCGCCTACGGTGGCTCTCCGCGCCTCAGCGGGCGTACCGGTTGTAACGGCCAGTTCCGTTGGCGCCAATATCGCTGAGACAACGACCCCGCTGGCAGCGGTGGCAGCGGCAGGTGCGACGGCGAACAACCCGGCCACGGCCATCGTCATCGGCGCGGCGGCGGCCAACGTCGCTGCGGCGGCTAACCAGCCTGCCACCAGCTCGGGCTTCACCGCCATCGCTGCGGTCGCGTCGGCGGCGGCGGCAGCCAACCCGGCACGGGCGGTTGTGGGGGCGTCTCCGTCACCCGCTGCTGTCTCTGCGGCAGTACCGCAGCCCGTCCCGGCGGTGACGTTCAACGCGCTCGTCGCGATCGTGCTCATTCAGGCCGGCCCGGTTAGCCTGCCCGCCACAGTCATCCTGCTCCGCAACCTGTGGGCGAACGCGCCGCACGGCCGCTGGGCCGCCGGGCCGCCACATGGGCGTTACAGTGCTCGTGGGCCGCACGGACGCTGGGGAGCCAACGCACCGCACTCATGAGGAGTAACCCGTGACCGTCGTATTTGCGAACAACACAACCGGCACCGTCACCTCAGGCGGCACCACCGCGCCCACGGCGGGCACAGTGGAAAGCTGGACGGTCGGGTCAATCACCGGCTTCCCCACCTCGCTCGCGTCAGGGCAGACGTTCCACGTCGCGGACACCGCAGCAGGCAAGCAGGCCGAGAAGAACCTCGTCACCGCGATCACCGGCACCGGGCCGTACACATGGACCGTGACCCGGGGCGACGAGGGCACCACCCCGGTAGCGCACGCCGCGAACTTCACCATTCAGCAGGTCATCAGTGCTGGGGACTACACGGCTTTTTCGCAGTCGGTCAGCGTCAAGACGTACGGCGCGAAGGGCGACGGGCAGCAGGTCACAGACGGGGCGATGGGCACGATCGGCTCTGGTGTGCTCACCTCAGCGACCGGCCTATTCGCGTCCACTGACGTAGGCAAGTACATCTCTGTTGTCGGCGCGGGCGCGGCGGGCGCACCACTCGTGACAACGATCGCCTCATTCCAGTCGGCAACGCAGGTGACGCTGACCGCGACAGCTAGCGCGATCGTGACGGGCAAGACGGTCTACTGGGGCACAGACGACTCCGTAGCTATCGGAACGGCCATCACCACAGCCGGGGTCGGCGGTGTCGTGTTCTTCCCCCCTGGCGCTACCTACCTCGCCCATGACCTGACGCCACTGAACTATCAGACGTGGCGCGGTCCTGGTGCGACCATCAAGTGGGATGGCGGGGCCAACACCTCAGTTATCGTGTCTAACTCGGGAACGCTGACCGGGTGGATGCTGCGTGATATCGCCATTGACGGCGGCGGCGCGGCTAACGCCACCGCTTTTCAAGGGGTGGTGCGAATCCAGGCAGGCACTCACTGCGCAGTGGAAAATGTAGTCTTCACCAACGGGCCGTCCGGCGCGACGATGCTCTCATGGTCGGGCGGCACCCGCTGCACTACGCATAACTGCAAGTTCACCAACGTCGGCTACGCCATCGTCCTCGGGATGGGCAACACCGACTCCTACCCGTGCACTGGCAACGTGATCAGTGATTGCGAGATCGACACCACTGTCTTTGACGCCATCTACGTCACAACCAACTTGCAGGGCACCGCTGGTGCGCTGTCTGGCACGGTCTACAACACCGCGATTACCGGCTGTGTCATCCGCAACCACGGTGACGGCGGGATTGAGATCGGCATGGGGTGTGTCAACACCTCAGTGTCAAACTGCTCCATCTACGCTCCCGCCGGGCACGCGGGCCTCTACATCGACGGCTGCACCGACACTTCCGTTACCGGCTGCGCACTGTACGGTGCCGGCGCATCGCAAACGTGCACCGGCTTCAACGTGTTCAACAACAACTCAGCGTTCAACCCGACGCAGCGGGTCACCATCGCTGACTGCACGATCGTGAACTGGACCAACGGCTTTTACGTGGACCCACGAGACCTGGCGACCGGCAACACGCTCGGCGCGGCAATCACCGATCTGACCATCGCTGACAACACGATCTACGGCTACAGCGCGAGCCATGACGGCATCTACATGGCGCTGATCAACCGGTTCGCTGTCACCGGCAACACGATCTGCTACGCCGGGGAACAGGGCATCGAGCTGGGCGACTGGATGACCCCTACGCACGCCTGCTCCAACGGCACGATCAGCGGCAACACCATCATGTCCAACTCCTTCGGCAGCGGCGTCACCTACGCCGGCATCCAAGTGCAGCAAGGCTGCGCGGATATCGTGATCACCGGCAACCGGGTGGGCGACGATCAGGCGACCAAATCGCAGGCGTACGGCATTCAGTTCTCAGCCGCGTCAAGCAACATCGTGGTTTCCGGTAACGACCTGACCGGCAACGCGACGGGGCCGGTGAGCTGGAATACCTGGACCCCCACTGCGTCGAATAACATCATCTTTGACGCCAACCTCGGCTACAACCCGCTGATCGGGTACGCCAACGGCAGCGGCGCGGGCGGCACCGTCACGCAGGCCACATCGAAGTCCACTGGCGTTACGCTGAGCAACCCGGCCGGGCAGATCACGATGAACGCCGCAGCGCTTGCGGCAGGCACAATCGTCAGCTTCACGCTGACGAACACCTTCATCGCCGCAACGGACGTGCTGCTTCTGAACCATGTCTCAGGCGGGACGCCGGGCTCATACTCGCTCAACGCGCAATGTGGGGCTGGGTCAGCCACGATCAACGTGCGGAACAACACGGCCGGGTCGCTGTCGGAGGCAATCGTGATCGCGTTCGTGGTGGTTAAGGGCGCAACTTCCTAGCCGCGCGTATTCTGCTGGTATGCCCCACGGCCGGTGGGGTGCTTCACCGCCGCACAGTTAGGGGCTTGCCATGACTCCCATCATCCAGACGGCACTGGCCGTCCTGCTCGTCATCGTGATCATCGTCGTGATCCTGATCCTGCTCGGCAGGTTCTAAGCCGATGTACGTCCTGGCCAGCTCATCGGAGTACCTGTGCATCCCGGTCAGCGGGCCTGTCGCTAACCTGACCGGGTACACGGTGAGCATCGCCTTGGTCAGCGTCCTGACCGGTGGTGAGCCTGCCACAGCCGACTACAAGAGCGCCATCTGGCTCAACGGCGAGGCTGCCCGACAGTTCACCCCGAACGCCGGAACTGAGTACCTGCCAGGCGAGTACACGGCGTTCGTCCGGGTGCAGGCCACCCCTGAGGATGTCCGGCTGACCAGCGGCCGGGTCCGCATCGGTGACGTAAGGGTCTAAAGTGGTGCTCGCGGAGTGGAGAAGTTCGGTATCTCACCAGTGTCATGCGCTGGAGATCGGTGGTTCAAATCCACCCTCCGCATCTAAGCTGCACGCATGACGACAACCCCGGCTGATCTGGAGCTGCGGCGTAGGCAGCGCTGGGAACAGGCTGCGTACCAGTCCACGCCGCATGGCCGCCGGTACGCGCGGCCGGGTGACTTGGCTAAGGCACTCGACTCCAAGACCGTGAGCACCCCGGCGCTGGAGAAGATTGACGATGCTCTGGTTGCGCTGATGGAGCCGGACACAGAGCATGATGCGCTGGCGGTGTTCATGCCGCCTCAGGAGGGCAAGTCCCAGCGTGTCAGCCGCCGGTTCGCTGAATGGCTGCTCGATCACGACCCAAGCCTGCGCATCGCCATCGTGTCGTATGAGATGGACACGGCGCTGCGGTGGGGCCGCGACATCAAACAGGACGTGGCGCTGAACCCGTGCCGCAGCCTCACCCCAACCGACTGCCACGGTGCGTGCGGCGGCCTGCACATCGGCATCCGCCGCGACAGCATGGCCGCAGCCCGGTGGGAAACACCATCCGGCGGCGGCGTCTACTGCGTTGGCGTCGGCGGGCCTCTCACCGGCCGCCCGGTCGATGTCCTGATCATTGACGACCCCGTGAAAGACAGGGCCGCTGCGGAATCCAGCACAATCCGCGGCTCAACGTGGGACTGGTGGGAGTCTGTCGCGCTGACCCGTCTCGCGCCGGGTGCGCGGGTGGTCCTCGTGCAAACCCGGTGGCATGAAGATGACCTGGCCGGTAGGCTCGCGTCAAGGCCGTCGCCGCTGACGTGGAAGACTCTGCGAATGCCCGCGATTGCGGACAGCCCAGATGACCCGCTAGGGCGACAGATAGGCGAGGAGCTTCCGTCAGCGCGCGGCCGGGCACCCGGTCACTTCCTGAACCTCCGGGCGAACATGTCGCCGTACGTGTTCAGCGGCGTCTACCAGCAGTCGCCGTCCGCCCCTGAGGGCAACTTCTTCCGCCGCGCCAGCTTCCGCTACTGGCGGTGGGCTCCGCCGCACCCGGCAGGTCCGTTGCAGATCGACTGCGAAGGGCAGATCGTCATCTTGCAGGACTGCTGGAAGTTCGCCACGGTGGACGTTGCGGCCTCGACCAAGACGGGCAGCGACTACACGGTCTGCTCGGTCTGGTGCATGAGCACAGCCGGTGACCTGATCCTGCTGGACCGCGAACGCGACCGGATACCAGACCATGACCACTTCAAGATGGTGCTGCGGCTGAGGCAGCAATGGGGCTTCGACACCTGTTACATCGAAAAGAACTGGTGGTCGAGCACACTAGTGCAGGATGCTGTAGATGCGGGCGTACCGGTCGCCCCCCTTACCGCCGACGTGGATAAAGTGACCCGTGCCGTCCCGGCCGCCGGGCGCGTCCACGCCGGGCGGGTATGGTTCCCGGCTGAGGTCGAGTGGATCAACGTCTGGTGCGATGAGCTGGCGATCTTCCCGCAGGGCGCTCACGACGACCAGGTTGACACGCTGTCGTATGCGGCGCGGATCGCGGTCCACGACTGGACCCCGGCGAAGACACCTGAGCGGCCGGGCATCAGTGACGCCGACCGGGCTATCGCGGCGGCAACGCAAGCGGCCACAGGCGGCACCGGCTGGGACAGCAGCGGTAGCGAATTCAACGCATTCGACGTGCCATACTGACGGTGACCCGGTGCCGTACCCGACGATGACGGTGGAGTTGACGCTATGGCAGCACCTACGCAGGACATTGGCCGCCCGGACCTGAGCTGGGGCACGTGGGGCCAAGGGCTGCTGACCGAGTGGTTCGAAACAGCCGCAGACCTGATCTGGCCACAGTCCGTCGTGACGTACGGCCGGATGCGCCATGACCCGCAGATCAAGGCTGTGCTCGGCGCGTACTGCCTGCCAATCCTCCGGGCCACGTGGGCGCTTGACCCGGACGGCTGCCGCGCCGAGGTTGTCCAGCGGTGCTCAGACGATCTCGGGATGGGCATTCTCGGGCAGGACAAGGGACCGGGCGCGGCGCGGTCGCGCGGCGTCATCTGGCACCGCCACCTCCGTGAAGCACTCGGCTACCTCGCGTTCGGCCACATGCCGTTTGAGCGCCGCTACGAGCCGCAGGCAGACGGGTACATGCGGCTGATCCACCTCGGCGCGCGGATGCCGTGGACGATCGCCCAGATGCACATCGACAGCACCGGCACCCTCGACTACATCGAGCAGACCACGCAGCGCGACCCGATACCGGGCAACCGTCTGGTCTGGTACGTGAACGAGCAGGAGGGCTCCAACTGGGCGGGCATCTCGATGCTGCGGCCAGCGTTCGGCGCTTGGCTCCTCAAGCATGAAGCCTGGCGGACGCACAGCACGAGCATCCGCCGGTTCGGGATGGGCGTCCCCACCGTGACCGCACCGGCCGGGGCGACGGCCGCTCAAGTCCAGCAAGCTCAGCAGCTCGCGTCCTCGATGAGGGTTGGCGACAGCTCCGGTATGGGCCTGCCCACCGGCTTCACGTCGGCGCTGATGGGCCTCACCGGCTCGGTGCCGGACACGCTCAGCTTTATCAAGTACCTCGACCAGAGCATGGCGAAGATGGCGCTCACCGGGCTGATCGAGCTGGGGCAGACCGACGTGGGCAGCCGGGCGCTGGGCGAGACGTTCATGGACCTGTACCAGCTCGCGTTGCAGTCCGTCGCGGATGAGATCGCCACGACCGCCACGTCCGGGCACGACGGGATGCCCGGCATCGTCACCGACCTGGTGACTCAGAACTGGGGCGAAGACGAGCCAGCGCCGCGCATCGTCTGCACTGACGTGGGCGAGAACTACGAGATCACCGCCGAGGCAATCGGTGCGCTCGTCAGGTTCGGCGCGCTCGTGCCCGACAGCACGCTTGACGCTTGGGTCCGCAAGACGTGGCGGCTGCCTAAGCGTCCGCTTGACGCGAACGGTGACACGCTCAACCCCACCCCGGTACGCGGCCGGCCGGACACCACGCCGATCGCGCCGGGTGAGACCGCGCCTGAGGCGGTGCCCGCGAAGCCGGGGCCGACCACCGACACCAACCCGCCGGTCAAGGCCGCCGCCAACCTGTTCGGTGAGAAGCTGCCGACGCGTAAGCAGGCCGCGTACCTTGAGGCGTCCCAGTGGCGGCCGGCCGACCATCAGGCGGCGTGGGAGCAGGCGCTAGCGAACCTCCTGATCCAGTACCGGGCGGTGTTCAGCGCACAGCGCACCAACCTGGTCGATCAGGTGCTCACCGCGCTTGAGGCGGGCAACATCAAGGGCCTGGTGCTGGCTACGCCCTCAGCGGCTGACGGCGCGGGCCTGGTCACGGCGGCGATGAAGAACCTGGCGCTCAAGGCCGCTCAGGCGCTCATCGGTGAGG